GAACTCAGCGTGAGAACCCAAATAATATATAGAACCATCAGTACTACGATGATGGTAATGCCCAGAGAATACATAACTAAAACGATCAAAAATGTTCCTATCAAATCCGTGAGAGATAATAGAGCCTTTATACATTTCAAACCCAGAGATTTCAAGGTGTCCCATAGCCACTGAAGATTTAGATTCTTTAATTGCATTTAAACTTTCCTCTTTATTAGCGTCACATATCCAAGGAATGAATAGTATAGGCAATCCATCAAATTTCACTTCAGTTGCAACATCATCATATAGTGTAATATTTGTATATGTTTCTGGACGAACCAACTCACGAGCAGAATTAACTTCATTTGTATTTTTATAATAGGTATCATGATTACCAATTATCAAATGAAGTTTTAAATTATTTTTAAACAACGGGTCTAGAAAATCTTGACGTAAACGGTTAGCAGTGTTAATATTTATGAATTTTCTTCGGTCAACTATGTCACCCAAATGAATAACCGTATCAATATTATTTTCTTTAATATACGGAAAAAAGATATTATCCAAAAACTTTTTGGTATTATCTATAAACTGTATACTGTCGTTACGAACACCCCAATGCGTATCAGTTATCAGTGCCAACTTCATCTAATTTATCCTCTAAAAACGCCTCAACTCCAACTACTCTTATTTTAGCTGAATTTTTAGCTTTAGTAAAGGATTTATTTTCTCGGAGTTTTTCCTCAAAACTATTAATAATTTCTTCGGAAGCTTCGTGCAATTTAACTTGTTGAATTTGATACCTTTGAGAAGATGTTGCTGTTAGCATAGATAATTCATAATTTTTATGTTTAATATAAGTTTGTTTTTTCTCTTTATGAATTCTTCTGATAAAAGCGTTTTTTGCAATTTGAGTAAAATAACCAAAGGGGTTGTTTGATCGTTCAGGTTTAAAATTGTCAACGGCGGCAAGGCAATCAGTAATCCCGTCACTTATCATTTCTTGTTTATATGTGTAGCCTGAGAAGTTTGGTTTTTTCGCTAAGTTGTTATTTATGAGCAAAATTGATTCACCAATATATTTTGTAACCTTCGGTTTGGCTTCGCCAGTTTCAATTGCAATATTTAATTTATCTTTATATTCAACCATTGCCTCATAAAGCGAACGGTTGTTAATGTAATTTCTTTTACGGGCCATCATTTTATCCTTTACTTTTTTTCAAATCATAGTATAATAAGAGTGTTGTCTTTGAAACTCTATAAGGTTACTTTATAGATCTTATAGCTGAATTGCTCTTCGTTATAGGTTTTTATTCGTTCCATAAATTGTCTCAATAATATATTCTTGTTTTCTAATGATTTGCCTGTTGATAAGTCATCAGTAATATCAAACAAAGTAGCTGACGTTTTCGTCGTGGACTTTCTTAGTCCACGACCTATTGACTGAAGATTACGTACTTTTGATTTGTATGATGTTGCAAAAATGATATTTTGAATACTAGGAATATTTATTCCAGTACTGAACGTACCAAAACTTGCACATATCACACTTTTAGGTAACTGTTCTACTATTTCTCTAATTTTATCCCTTTCGGAGCCTTCTACGCCACCATGAACAAAAAATGTCTTACAGTCAGCTTCATCTGTTATCATATTATGAAGTTCTTTTCCATGTTTAACGTATTGAAAAAGAACCAATGTATTACCCTCAAGGGAAAGCGCAAGGTTTTTGATAAATTTATTTCTTTTCGTATTTTGTACGATATAATCCATTTCGGTTTGATATCGTTTATCGCCTTTAACTTTCTTAAATGCATCCTTTACTTCTTTAGGATGATCAAGTACAATAGCTTTAATTTTAAATTGAGAAACGTGTTTTTGTTCAATAAGCTCAGCTGTTGTAATTACTTTTTGAACAGGACCAAACAATCCTTCCAACACCAATTTATGAGTTTGGGTTCCATCAAGAGTTCCTGTAAATCCAAATCTGTATTTACATTCCTCAAGATTTGTCATAATAGATGTTAATGATTTAGCCTTAAAGGTATGAGCCTCGTCCCCTATAACTACATCGAATTGATCAAACCATTCTTTAGGCATTTTATAGATGCTTTGCCAGGTAGTTACTGTAATATCTTCTTCAGTATCTTTAGTTTGTCCAGAATATATTTTATGGATGTTTTTATCATACCCATAATCTTCAAAATCCGTTGTCATTTGATGAACCAAAGTTGTTGTCGGCACAATAACTAAAGTTTTCTTTGAATAGTAACGAATTAAAAGATAAATGATAAAAGATTTACCGGAAGCAGTAGGAGATAATAATACTGCTCTTTTTGAGCGAATAGCATGTACCAAGGCATCAATTTGATAATCCCTTGGCACAAATTTTTCCGGTAAATTTAAAGATTTAATGTACTTTTTTGCTTCATTTATAGAAAAATTATCATAAGAAAATTCAGATCCGTACTCTATACGATATTTTCTTTTTTCGCAAAAATCTTCAACATACGGCAAAAGACCGCCGTATAAAGTTGAAGTCATTAAATTGTAAAGGCGTATTTTTCCATCCCATACTTTATTTTTATAGGCTGGCATGAATTTGGCACCAGGAACTTCAAATGTAAAGAAATCGTTTAACTCGTAACCTATTCCTGGTTCACATTCAATTTTATTATATACTTCATTAAGTTTTGTTACTTTTATAATTTCCACTATACACCATTAATAATTTTTTGTCAGTATACTTCACTATTCGCCAATAATACTCTATTATAACTTAATTAAAAGGCCCACGGAATTGATCTTCCTTAGCTCTTTGTTTTTCTTTCATTTTTAGATACCGTTCTGCTGGACTACCTAGGGATTTTGTGTCTTTAATTCCTGTAACAGCTGCGTGCATATCATTAACGGCTTCTATATGGGCTTGTTTATCTCCGTCGGAAGATCCAATTTTTATTTTTTTATGTTTTTTTTCTAAACCGGAAATAGTTTTTTTTAAATCGTCTATTTTTCTTCCGGCTTCGCCTAAAATATCCTGAGAATCATTTTCTTGAATATCTTCATTTGTTCTAAAGATATTACGACGTGCTTGTTCAGTGATATATTTAGCATAAGATTCTTGTAAATATCTGCTCATTATTTTGTTCCTTATGAAATAAATTCTTTATGTGCCATTAATAAATTTCTGCCAGTCTACTGCTGACTTCAAATTATAACCTCTATTAGTCAGGCTTTTAATGATAGAAACCAAAAATTCTATCTTTTCTTGCTGTAATCCAATTTTCAACGATAGCTTTATAATATCTTGATCAGCATCCATATACATAGGTAGATCAGCTTTTAAAACCATTCCCTTTGGAGGCAATTTCCAACCAAGTTTTTCCGTTTCTTCATTTGGGCCTTGCGTAAAAAACTCATACTTATCGAGTTTAAGTTGCTTCATTTTAGTTTCATAAGATTTCAATAATAACCGTTCGGACGATAAAATTTTATAATACTTATTATGAAGAATAGGAATTTTAATTAATTCATCACCCAATTCGGTTTTATCAATTTTTACATCATTATTCCATTCATCAAATATTTCTTCTAATTTCATACCGCCCTCCTAGAATTATTTAATGATTGTAACTTATTATAGAAGAAAAGTAAAGAATTAATTTGACTTAACTAGAAATTTGTCTCATAGTAAAATTGGTATATTTAAAAGTCGCGGATGAAGTAATAAAATGAACATCATCTTCATCTGTATTGAACTTTATATCCCCGACTGCAATTGGATATGCGTCAGTAAAAGTAATTTCAAAATGGGGAATATGACTGGAGCGATAAGCTAATATTGATAAATCCGAATAAATCGTATCTCCAGTATAAATTGGATTATCTTGAAGGTCTTTGTATTGTTGAAAATTCTCAGGCTTACCTAAAGCAATTAACCAATTATAAAGTTCTTGATAATTTTGAAAATCTTCATCAACTTTATATTTAATTGTTAAGTTTTCAAATTTTAAATGTTCACCGTGATTTGGTATATCAACAAACGGAGTTGGGGTCATTGCAGCGTTCATCGAAATAGGAGGAAGGTTCACTCCTTGAATGAAAAAGTTTACATGAGGAGTCTTTTTAATGAGAAACCCAAATTTTAAAGGGGATAAGAAATTTTTATTTTCTGGTGTATTGTCTACTGCGCTCATAATATTATCCTCAAAATACTTTTATGTATTTATATGAAAAAAAGGAGCTTGTGACTCCTTTTCTCATCATTAAACTATCCCTTTGCTTTGTCCCTAAGGGCTTGAGATTTTGCATTATCTGCTCTAGTTCGGTCTACTTCAGTCGGACCTGCTGGGCTATCCATATACTGTTGGTGTTGATTATAAATCTTACCAACAGCGTTTGATATTTTAAAAGCATTTTCAGTATGTGCATCCTTGGTAGCAATAGAGGCGTCAGAACTGCCATCTTTATTATATATTTTTGTATGGGTTTCTTCGGCTTTTGATAAGTGATCATGTAAAACGCCGCTTGTGATTCCCATATCATTCATTTTTTTTCTGGCGCTATCTAAATTACCTTGAGCGTATTGCATTCCCTTAATATCTTCGTTTAAAACAACAGTAGTTCTGAAAGAATTATGACGTGCTTGTTCAGTAATATATTTAGCATAAGATTCTTTTAAATATCTGCTCATTATTTTGTTCCTTTATATTATTAAAAAAGGGGATGGGATTAATCCCACCCCCGAAATAAAGCCGGTTTGCCCGATCTTATTATTGTAGGTTGTTAACAATAACTTTACGGTAGTAAACATTAGAGTTAATTGCAAGACCATCGTCAGTAAAGGCAGTAGCACCTTTTGCGAATGGGTTAGCAACGATGCCATAACGGGTTTTGAAGCCGATTTTAGGCTGGAAGCTGTTATGGTCAACCGCACGAACCATTTGCAATGGAACGTATGGGCAGTAGAACAATCCGGCGTCAAAGGCAGAAGAACCTTTATAACCGATAGTGAAGTAATCACCACCAACCGCATATGGGTCGATGTAAACACGTAGACGACCGTTCAATACACCGGCAAAGGTATTACCAGTATCATCTACGTTCAACTTATTAGAGTTAAGAGCAGGGGTGTAGTCAAGAACACCAGCCATTTGCAATGCAGAAGCAACGTCTGAAGAACAAAGGACGATGTTACCCTTCCCTCTACGAGTCTCTTTAGCAATCTTGTTGGCTTCGCGCTCAAGCTGGAACATCATACCCTTGAACTTTTCTACAGACCAACGACCGTTAGAGTCTGTATCCAAGTCGAATACACCAGCAGTGGTAGTATCTACTTCAGCACCAGTTTTAGCGGTGATGTTAATAGTACGGATAACTTGACGGTTAATTTCAGCAAGAATCTCAGATGACAAGAT